AGGCGGAAGCCCCGACCCTGGGAGGTGTCGGGGCTTCCTTCCCCACGGCGCTACCGCAGGGCGTTGATGTGTGTTCAGGCCAGACTCTCTGGCTCATACAGCGCGAGCAGTTCCTTCGCCCACGCGACCTTGTCCTCGACCCGCTGTCCGGCAGGCTGGCTCTTCGACCAGAGTTCGAGGTTCTCCAGCCTGTTGTCGTGACGCTGGCCGTTCTTGTGGTGCACGCTTTCGGTTGGCAGCAGCTCACGGCCGAGGTGCTGTTCCATGACGAGCCGGTGCTGACCGAGCTTTCGTCCGTTGACGCCGATGTCGATGTAGCCGGTCCTGGAGTTGAGGTTGCCAGTACCTCTTGCGCGCTGTCTCGGAGCGGCTTCTCCTGGTTCGCCGTATGTCCGAACCCGCATGATGTGCATGAAGCACAGACCGTTTGCGCGACTTGGCTTCCCGCAGTCCTCTACTGCGCACCTCGTCCGTTCGACCTCGCCGGATTCGACGGCGTGGTGCAGGTGCATTCGACAAAGGCCGTGGCCATACACCAGCCGCTCGCAGTCCGCCTTGGAGCAGATCTGACCGCCGAAATCTCCAGCGTTCTTGTGCTTGTGATAGCAGGGGCGACAATAGCCGCGCGCGCCGTTCGGATACCTATCGCAGCCCGGTTCGATACAGCCTGCGTCGGCGGTTCGCTGACGGTTTGCCTTGGGCTTGCGGCACTCGTCGCCGCAGTATTCGCGGCGACTTCCGGCGTCGGCCGGAATCGGCGTTCCACAGCGGACGCAGGTGCGCGGCGATAGCACGGTTGGCAGAGACGTCGACTGTGGACGGGTCGGTTGCATCCGTCCTCGGAGCAGACGGTCAGTGGGGAAACGGGGGATTCCATTCCCCCACTGTACCATCTATCGGTTCAGCTATGGTCAGCCGAGCGCCGTCGCCGCAGCAACTTGATTAAGCTGCAACAATCGAAAAGCGTCGCTATTGACCACATCTGCCCCGACTCTCCAATGTGCATACCAACCGGCCTGCCCCGTAGGAGCGGCGCCGGACGCGGTGGTCTTGACCAGTGGGTCGTAGATGACCGTCATGCCGATCCGGTCGATGATGTAGTACTGGCTGAAGTCGCCGGCGAGCAGGATGTTGGTGCCGTTGCCGACGACCGACGTCATCGACGCCGACTTCATCGCCGGGGCGCCGAGCAGCAGCGGGGGCTGGCCGACGTTCAGGTTCGCCCAGAAGCCGCCGCCGCCGGAGGTGTCGAACTGGCGGACCTTGGAGTAGATCGCCTTGTGGGCCAGCCAGCCGAGGTTCTGCTCCTGGCGCGGGTTGACCGCGTTCGACGTGTTGTGCACGTCGCCGACGACAAACGCGCCCGTCGTCGCCGAGGTGACGATCGACGCGGTGACCGCGGCGACTGCGGCGACGACACCGCGCGGGATGGTCGCGCCGGTGTTGCCAGTAGCGAAAGCCGCCTCTTCGAGACGGGTCTTCGCGTCGCCCAGCAGCATGTTGAGTTCGGTCGAGAAGCCGCTGTCCTCGAACACCTCGTAGGAGCCGGTCAGCCACGCGTCCGCCTTCTTCGCCACGATGACCGGCGAGCCGAAGGTCGGCGAGTCGTCGGTTGTCGCGGTCGCCTCACCGGTCCACTGTGCGGTCACACCTGCCGACGTGACGCCTTCCCACTGCTTGACGGCGATCGTCTTCACGGTGGAGATCGAGCGGATGGTGCCGCCGTAGACGCCGGCGTTCGTGAGGATGATCGTCGGGTCGAGGTAGTGCGGGACGAGCACGCCGCCGTTGCCGGCGGTAAGGCTCATGGCGGTACGCAGCAGTTCGGGCAGGTAGCGGCCGCCGGAGCGGACGTACTCCTTGAACTGATCGCGGTACTCCTTGGACCCGGTGAGCAGGATGTGCCGGGCGATCAGCGGCGTGTTCTTCTCGTCACCGCGGTCGAGAAGCTCGTGGAGCCGCTCGACGACCTTGTCGTGCTCGTCCTTGCTGCCGAGCCGGATCGGGATCTGGTCGACGGCGTACCGGGCACGTTCGACGACCGGTGCGGGATCGAAGTTGACGGACGGGTTTTCCCGGTCGGAGCGCATCGCGGACCGGCGGATCTCGTCGAGTTCGGCGTCGCCGTCGAACGCGTCCCGGGTCCGGCGGACTTCCGGTCCGTGGCGACGGCCGGCTGCGGCCGCCTCTCGCTTCTCGACGGACTCGTAGTGGGCGCGCATGATGTCGTCGACCTGCTTCTCCCGGTCGACGGCCTTGTCGTACGCGGACTTCTTGGTCTTCCATTCGGTGCGCAGCACGTCGCCGCGCTCCTGCGCGGCGTCGAACTCGCCGCGCTCGGCGGCGTCCTCCTCCGGCACCGTCATCTTCGCGATGACTTCGACCTCGGCGCGGAGTACCTCCATCTCCTCGGCGAGGATTTCACTTTGACGCTTAGCCACGGGTGGCCATCTCCATTCCAGCCAGTTCCGCCCAGTTGGCCAGCTCGCGCTGGCGCGCAAGGGCGAGATCCGTAGACCGACCGGAGTGCTCGTGCGGCTCCTCGGTGCCGGCCGCCGGGATGGCGGTGGCGGTGCCTGGCTCCGGCGCGGTGTGCGTGGTGGCCAGCAGGCGGATCAGTTCGGCGCGCTGGTCTTCGTCAAGACCGGCGAGCGTGTTGGCGATGTCTTGGGCGCGGACGGACAGGATCTGCGCGTCGGCGTAGTAGGGGCGCGGGGTGGGGCCGTAGTCGGACAGGCCGAGTTCCATGCGGGTGACCTTCGGCAGTTTGCCGTCGCGCCCGGCGCGGTAGCCGCCGCGGGGCCGGTCGGGGGTGGAGCGGAAGATCCGGCCGCGGTACGACTGGGCGGTGATGTCGCCGTTCTTGACCGCTTCGAGGATCGAGTCAGCGAGCTGGCCACGGTTGTACCGGGTGACGGTCAGCAGACCTCGGCCGTCGGCGCTGATCTCCAGCGGCGAACCGAGCGGTACGCCGTACATCGCCTCCGGCCGTCCGTCCACGACGGACATGCCGTGGTTGTACAGCGGCAGCGCTCGCTTGGCGGCACCGGAGTTGATCGTCATGTTGAACGCGCGCGTGTCGTTTTCTTCCAGGTAGTCGCCGTGCTGGTCGTGGATCTCCTGGGGCACGTTGAAGACCGCCGCGTACGCCTCGACGGTCCGTCCGTCGCCGCCCTTGGCCCGGGACAGGATCTCGATGCCGTCGAGTTCGAATACTCGGGAGTACGTCTGCGGGCTCCGCGCCGGCTCCTCGGCCATGTCCACCTCCGAGCGCCTGGTGTGCGCCGTCTTGGGCGCCGTCTTGAGAGCGGCGAGTTTGTCGATGAGCGCCGGGGTGGCGATTCCGTCGGCGGGCTTGATGCCCAGCGCCCGCTTGGCCTTGACGATCGCCGAGGTGGTCAGCGGGCCGAGCTTGCCGTCGTCTGCGAGCTTCTTGTCGTGCATGTCGGTGAAGCCGAGCCGGTTGAGTTGCTCTTGCAGTTTGTGGACGTGCGGGTCGCCGTTCTTCGTCCCGTACCCGGTGCCGTGGTTCGAGGCAGGGTCGTAGCCGTAGCTGCCCTTGGGGATGTGCACGTGCGGGCCGCGGTGTCCGCCTTGGTGCTCAGTGACGGGCTGCTCGGTCTCGCCGGGCGGCGTTTTGCTGTCACTCTGCTTGGACGACGAGCTGCCGGAACCCTTGCTGGCGACGAACTGGCCGCCGATTGACGTTCCCTTCGGCGCGTGCGGGTGCAGCGATTCGTCGTAGGCGGATCGCTGCGCGTCGGAGATTTCGATGCCGAACTTCTTCGCGGCCGCCTTGATCCGGCCCTTGATGTGGGCGAGTTGGTCGGCGGTGTACGCGCCTGCGTTGTCGGCCTGGTTGATGTATGACCAGGCGGCCCGGCAGTGAGCTTCCGTGTCGAGGGGGTAGCGCTTCTTGCCGTCGGACTGGTAGCCGGGGTCGGCGTAGTCCACGTCTCCGTAGGGCTTGCTCGCATCCGCGCGGAAACCGTCCGGGACATGCGTCATCGGCCCACACCTCCTAAGTCCGGGGAATGGGTTGATGTGCCTAGCTACTCGGCGTTGCTGTTGACGGGCCTGGCCGCTTCGCGCATCTTCGCGACCGCTGCCGCCAGTTTGCGCATGTCGCTCGGCGTGAAGTCGGCGGAGTCTCCGTAACCGCGCAGGTCGGAGAGCGCGTCCTCGCCGGTCAGTTTCGCGCCCGGCTTGGTCACCAGCAGCGAGGTCTTCGCGCTGAAGTCAGCTGTGACCACCTGGTAATACAGCTGGCCCCACGGCGAGTTGATCGTTCCCTCGTCGATCACCTGGTCGGTGGACGCGTCGTACTCGTTGACGAGCCGGTCGAGTTCCGCATCGCCGAAGTCCGCCTCGCCGGGCGTGCGGCCCTTGCTGAGGTCGGCCCCGACTTTGGCGGCGCGCGCCTCGATGCGCGACCATTGGGCGTCGAGGTCGCGCTCGGCCTGCTGGGTGGTCTTCGCCAGTTCGTCGGTCTTCGCCGCGAGTTCGTCGATGCCCCGCCGGTCGAGCTTGATCGTGTATCCGCCGTTCGCGCCGTGCCATTTCGACGGCAGTTCGGCTGCCACGCCGAACCGCATTGACGGCGACCCGTCGGCTGCGCGGGTCAGGGCCATCCGCACGTCGGCGAGCGGCAGGGAGACCCGCGAGCTGCCCTCGAACGTCTCGCCGTCGCCGAGCGGGATCGTGTCGGCGATCTTCAACCCGTCCTTGACCGCGCCGATCGCTGCGCCGACCCTCGACCACTTGCCGCTGTGCGGGTCGCGCGGCTCGGTCGGGTCGAACTTGCGCTGGAGCGAGCGCGAGCGCGCGGCCCGACCGTTGGCGGCTGGCGGCTGTCCCGCGCCCGGAGGCTGCAGTTGCACGCTCACCAGGCCCGTGTGCACCAGCAGCGTCCGGTCGTCGGCGTCGACGGCGGCGATGGCCGACTCGGGCGTGAAACCCTCCCGGACATACATCGTGATCGTCGTCGCCTTGAGCTGCTGGATGTCGGCGGCGTCCTTCTGGTCCTCGTGCAGGAACGGAACATCGCGGGCGTCGTACCACAGCCGACTGGCGTCGTCCGGCGGCGAAACGAGCTGCTCCAGCGACCCGGAGGCGTTCTGCCACAGATGCCGGAACGTCGTGTCCACGGTGGAGCGCTTGGCCGCGTTGTAGTTCCCGGCGTTCAGCGACGAGCCCTGCATGCCCTCGGAGAAGCCCACGATCACCGGATGGACACCCGCCGCCGCGGCGAGCCGGGTCTCCCCGGCGCCCTGCGTCACCTTGAAGTCGAGCTGCTGCATGTTCGCGCCGACGACGGTCACATCGGCGCCGCCACCGGTGTACAACGTCTCGTAGGCGTGGTCGGCGCCCTTGTGCCGGGCGTCCATCGCATCGACGAACGCCTCGAACTGCGCCGGGGTGATCTCCTTTGGCAGCGACACCGCGAGGTTCGGCGTGGCGGCGTTCTCGAAGAACTTCAGCTTGTGCTTGGTCGCCTGCGTGTCCGCCTGGATCTCGCGGATCACTGGCGTGAGCCACGACATGCCGCGATAGGTGGCCAGTGGGTCTGGCGTCGGCGCGAAGTGTACGTATTCGCCGGGCACGAACACGGCCGGTTTCGTGCCGGAGTAGATGCCGTCCTCGTAGTAGAGGATCCCGGCCTGCTTGAATCCGACCTGGACACTCTCGCCGTCCGGGCCGAGCGGCAGCATGCGGGCCGCGAGCACGATCTCGACCCAGTCCGGGCGCAGCCGAATTACCTCGTCCTGCGGGGCGACGAGCCACGCATTGCCCGCCATGTCGGCGTCGACCAGCATCCTGGCAAGCAGGTCGCTGGTCGTCCCACCCGGCCATGGGTGTTCAAGCAGCGACAGGTTCGGCTTCGGGAACAGCTTGCCCGGCCGGCCGTTGCGCAACTGCTGGAACTGGAACCGGGCCTGCGAAAAGATCTGGATCCGCTTCTGCTCCAGCGCCCAGACGGCGCCGTTGGACTGCATCCCGCCGAACACATAGCCGGCGAAGTCGTTAGCGATCGGCTCTGCTGGGTCCTTGCCATACGTCAGGTTGTAGCCGGGCCACTGTCCCGGCGGCTGCTGCCAGCCCTGCTGCCATAGGCCGATCCAGTCCTGGAACGAGTAGTCGCGCTTGACTTCCCGCTTGCCCTCCGGCGTGCGCCGGAGGCCGGTCAGCGCGGCCCCGATCCGCGTTACGACGCTCATCGCCACGCCACCATGGGTTCGACGACTTCGTCTTGGTCGACGAGATCGATACGGGAGATGTACGCCCACCGCGCCACCGTCTGGCCACCGAGCGGGCTGATGTCGCCCGCCGAATCCTTGCGGGCCCAGGCGATCGTGTCCCCCGTGGTCCGCGTCTTCGCCCCGGCGACGGCCTCATCCAGCTGGGACGACGGAACCACGCGCAGCGACCGCTGCCGCACGGCGTCGATGAACTGCGCGCACGCCGCGGACATCGAGGTCGGCCCCGTCACCGCCAGATCGCCCCGCTGCGGGAACTCGGGATCCTCCGGCATGTCCAATCCGGCGGCCCGCAGGTCTTCCTTCAGCGACTCGTACGTCCCCTTGCCCATCCCGATCGCCACCGGGCCGAGAGCCTGCGACAGCTCGGCCAGGCGCGGCACGATCCAGTCCGTGCCGGGCCGGTAGTCGATGAGCTGGCAATGGCCCAGGCCGTCGGCGCGCATCCCGTAGACGTTGATCGCGGCGAAGTCGCGCAGTGTGGACGTGTCCACGCCGAGGGACACCTCCCCCGTGCGCTTGGAGTGCGGGTCGGCCACCGCGACCCATTGGGCTGTGGTGATGATGCCCTCTTCGATGTCGCGCACGTGCTGGCAGAGAACCTCGGTGCGAAAGACCGCCTCGGGGTCCGTCGACAGCGACGACTCGATCGCGTCGCGGGTGATCGTGTAGCCCAGCGCCGGGTTGGCCTGCGCCCACGCCTGCTCGTTACGCAGCCCGCAATCGTGATCGTGCGGCTGGCCGTCAGTTCGATCCGGGCATGTGCACCGCACATCGTCAGGCGCCGACCACTCGAACATGCCGAACGACGAGTCGAACTCCGGGATTTCCAGCACCGACAGTCCGCGCTCGGCGGCGTCGGCCGCCATCTTCGCCAGCGCCCGCCCGGTCGCCTGAAGCGTGTTCAGGACCACCGACCGGTCATCGCCCGCGTTGGAGAACGCGAACGTCTGCGCATTCGGCCGCGCCATGGTCGTCTTCGTGACCGCGCCCCACGCCTGCCAGTTCTGGTGCTCGCGCAACTCGTCGAGGTTCACATCGTCGCCGGTCAGACCACGGCCGCCCTTGCGCGACGCGGCGGCGATCTTCCACCGCGAGCCGTTCGTCAGCCGCAGCGCCTTCTTGCCGTTCGTCCGGTCGACATGCACGACCTCGGCGTTCAGCTCCGGGATGGACTCGACGATCTCGACGGCCTTGTCCCACGATTCCTCGGAGATGTCCAGGTTCTGGGCCGTGCCGATGACCAGCGCAACTCCCAGGACGAACATCTTCCACAGGTTCTTGATCTCGATGATCGACGTCTTGCCGTTCTGCCGCGCCACGAGGATCAGGATCGTGCGGAAGCGAAACCGGCCGTCGGGCAGCAACTCACCGGCGTGGATCAGCAGCCAGCGCTGCCACGGCAGCGGCTCGACGCCCAGCACCTCGCGGGCGAACTGCACCGCCGAGAAGCCGGCCGATGTTTGCGGCGTCAGCGCGCATCCGCAGCCACACTGACCGGGCGGGCCGGTCACCAGCGGCGGGGTGAAGATCCTAGGAGTCGTCTTTCCCAGCAGATTGGTCGCCGGCCGCGGCCTGACGGAGCTGAGCAAGGCGACCCCCGATCGGCTTGTCGGACTTCATCGCGGCCCGCGCCACCGGGTTGCCGCCGAGGTCCTTCAGAAACCCCTGCAGCTGGGGACCCAGCCAGCCGACCGTCTTGGTCGCGTCGCACATGGCCTGCAGCGCCTGCAGGCGCTTGAACGCGGACACGTCGCCGACGATCTCCGGGTGCCGGCGCAGCGCCTCGAACTCGCGCGTGCGATCGACGGCCTCTTCGATCTCGTGGGCGATACGCAGCGCCAATGCGCGCAGCGCGGCATCCGAGGGCTTGAGCCAGGTCATCGCGACGAGGGCGGTTTGGACGGCGTCGCGCAGGTCCGGGGGTTCGGGGCGCTGCGCCTCGGATCCGGGCGGCGGCGGCACAGAGCGTAGTCCACCCTTGGTTGAAGCCGCCATCGTCACCCCGCGTAACTGTCACGATCGTGGATCACTCAACGTTTCCAGGA